GCTCGTCGGCATACGGCGAGGCGGCGACGGTCGCCGTCAGCGCGGCCTTGTCCGCTGGGAGGTCGGCAATCGTGCGCAGGTCGCCGCGAACCAAGATGCGCGGGGCTGGGGTAGTGCTCACAGTGTCCAGTCGTCCTTTCGTTCGATCATCACGGCTCGCATGCCGAGGTGATTGGAATTGGCGCCGTCGATCGCGGCCGCGACGTCGCTGCCATACACCTCGCAGTAGGAGTAGCCCCAATCCGTGAGGTTGCGGATCATCTGGCTAAAGCCGGCGTAGGTCAGTCGATCCGTCCCGGCGCCAGCCACCGGCTGCGACCCGATCCGGCCGCGCCGCTCAGGCGGGACCGCGATCCCGTCCGCTGGCGAAACCGCATGCGGCCCAAAAGAGTTCGGCAACCATCGACCGTAGCCGCTCGCGCCGTCCCCGGCGCCGACTCCGTTGAACTGGTAATTGACGCGGGAGCCGTGCGCGGCGCGGATCAGCGTCCAATTCGCCAGGCGCCGCGGGTGCCGCGCGGGCTTCTCCCACTCACCCGGGCTCAGGGCGTTGTCGTACAGCGCATCGCCGGCCGCTGCGGCGAGATTGATCCGCGACGGCCAGCGCGCCGCCGCGTCAGCCCACCATTGCCGGTCCTGCACGTCGTAGGCATCCTGCACCTTGACCAGCGCGGCAGCATCCGAGAGTCCCGCGTCGGCCGCGTGCGTGGCCCGCCAGGCCGCCGCCCACTTGGGCTTGCCCGCCTCGCCGCCAGCGAACCACGGCTCACCATGCGTGGACCAAAATCCGGTCACCCGAACCTGCGCGAGCCACGGGTCGCTGGCATACCTGGCCGCAAGCTTGTCCATCATCGCGTCGAGCAAGGAATTGGCGACCGGCGACCAAAAGACCGGGAAGGTGCCGCCGTCCGTGGTGATCTTCTGCGAGGCCGGGACAGCCGACTGCACATACGCGGGCAAGCCATTGGCTTCATTGCCGAGAATGACCATGAGCGCCCACGGTTTGTGCTTTAGCGCGGCGGCGGCGGCAATCTTGTCAAAGCCGGCGAAATTCCACGTCGTGCCGTTAGTGCTCAGGTGCTCCCAGCGGCAAAAGGCTGAAATGCCGCCGACCCAGGGCTGTTCGAGCATTGTCGCCGCCCGGTTGACAAGCGCCCCCATGAAAGGGTTGAACCAGGGCGTGACGCCACGCATTTGCACGCCGCCGCCTCCCGGGGTCGTCGCCACGGTGTAAGCAGCGGACGCCGACCCGCCGCCCACGGTCGCCGTGACCGTCGCGGCACCGGTGCCCGCTAGCGGGCCCGTCGTCGCGGTGACGGAGGTTGAGGTGCGGGAGGCGAAGGTCCACGTCCGGCCCGCCGTGTCCGACCAGGCCACGGAGCCGGGCGCCATGTATTGCATCCCCGATCGGATGCCGCCCGCAGATCCGAGGTTCTGCTGCGCCCGAGCCAACTCGGCGGCCGTGCCGGTGAGCGTCGCGGTCGCGGTCTCACCCACGAGGTAAGACGACTTATCGGTGGACAGGGAGAGCGCCACTCACACCACCGCCCGGAATCGCGTATTGAAGGATGCGGCCTGCGCCATCGTGAAGGCGGGCCAATATGTGACGCCGTCCACGACCATTTGGTCGAAGCCGCCCGTGGGGAACTCGACGCTGTGCGCCCCGAGGGTGATCGCCTTCTCGAAGGTCCGCGCCGGCGAGGTCTTCGCGCCGGGACGCCATGCGTCGCGGTGCTTCGACGTCGTCTCGGTCTGGAAATGCTTCCAGACATCCGGGGGGGAGCTCGCCATCTTGGTGTAGACCTGCGGGTCTTCGGTGTCGGGGTCGAGCAGCGAGTTATTCGCCCACACCGCGAATTTGCCGAGGACTGCGTACTGCTTATCCATTAGTGCCAGCGTCCGCGCGGGCGAGGAATCCATGCCCGACCCCGTCAGGCTCAGCCCTTGGTGAGTGTTGTAGGCGCACGAGGTGGCGACCCCGGCGGGAGACCACACAGCGGCGTGCGTCGCGAAGGTCTGCTCGAAAGCCTCGACGTCGAGGGCGGTTGTCACGCCCGCCGCGCGGGCGGTGGCGACATTGCCGGGGTAGGCGTATTGCTTGATGCATGGCTCGGCAAATTCGGTCGTCATCTCGGCCGCGGTCGTGACCGCGACATTCGGCTCACCACCGAGGAGGTCGACGAGCCGGAGCTGCAGATCCCGGTAGGCCGCGTGCGCCTTGGGGTGGGTCCACCGCATCGGCCCGCGCGGAAGTGGAAGCCACGTGCGCGATTCGTTATCCCGGGAGTACCAGGGGGTCAGGCTCCCGGCGTCCGCGAGCGCCCAGTCCGGGGCGTAGATCCCGCACATCTGCCGCAAGTGGACATTAAGCCCTTGGCCCGCGGCCCACCGCACGTCATTGAGCAGGGACGCCGCCTTGGCTGTGTCGAAGGCTCCGCGATTCGGCTGCAGGACGCGCCACTGGAAATCGATGACCGTAAAGCCACCCGGGCCGGCCTTGACTAGGTCCAGCTCCGCCGTGGTCCGGGCGCGCGAGCGTCCGCCGATCCCGTAGAGCCGCGCCTTGGGGGTGCCCGCCGGGGGCGGATCATCCGGGGGCGTGCCGGCGACCCGAAATAGGCGCGTCGAGCCGTCCGGCATCGTGCGGCCGAAGACTAGCCCGGTCGGCACGTCAGGCCGTCACAGTCGTCAGGAATAGGTCAACGCCCGAGCGCAGCCACGCCGGGGCGGTCGCCCCGGTCGCGGGATTGACATACAGCACGCGGCCGGTGTCAATGTCGGCCGGCAGGGACGAGACGCCCTCGGACTCCCAGATCACCCGCAGCAGGCCGGATGGCAGGGTGACCGTGCCGCCGCCGCCAGTCCCGACCGTGGTCCACGCCTCCCCGTCCGGGGACTTCTGCAACTCCCCGCCGCTCGTGCGCAGCCACGTATCGCCGAGCACGATCGTGCCAGTAACCTCGATCGCGTCGAAGACGGTCGATCCGCCGCCCCCGCCGCCCCCGCCGCCCCCGCCGCCGGTGCCGCCGAAGGCGTCGTGGGCGCACACCCACCGGCGCTCCCCATACCAAGCGGACGGGCACTCCACCCATGCGCCGCCCGGGGACGTGTCGCCGACGTACTCCACATCCGTGGTCTCGATCCGCCCGGACACCGTCGAGGCGCGCGTGGCGCCGTCGATGGCGCCGCCGGCCGGGGTGCGCAGGGTCAGGTATTGGTTGCCGCCGACCTCGCTGTCCCACAGCGTGTAGGCGGCTGCGGCGCGGAAAGTGAGCGTCCCGCCCGCGTCGTCGATGATGATGTCGGCTAGCCCGCCGCCAATGGTCATCCGTCCCATGTCAGAGCCTCCTCGTGGCATCCCAAGCAAGAGTCGCCGTCGCCCCACCGGAGGGCGCGGCAGGGGTCCGCAGCGCCTGCACCTGGCAGCCTGCGGTCGTGATCGAGCCCGCGATGACAAATGCCTCGTATCGGGCCGACGCGCCCGGGTTCGACTCGCGCGAGAACTCGACCTTGGGCGGCGGGGCGGACATTTGCCCGGCGAAGGAAATGGTCACCACGCCCGAGACGTCCGCGCCTGCGGCCCAAGTGAACGTCGCTGTGCCCCGGACGTATTCGGGCTCAGGCGCATACTTCTGCCACTTCCCGAGATCCCAGTTCCACGCCCAGAGAGCATTCGGGGTGTCGGTCATCCGACACAGCCCCGAGGCCCACGGCGCGCGGAACCCGTCACCCCACGCGGCGTCCCGCTCATCCTCGTCGGCAAAGACCGGCACCGACACCCATGAGAGCGCGTCGACCGCGCCCTGCACTTGGCGCGGCAGGTCGACTTGCCCGTCACTGATCAAATCTGCCAGCGCGTCGATCAAAGGCCTGACCACGCTACCTCCTTGACTCGAAAGACATTGGGGCGGAAGGGACCGCCCACGGCCGCGACGTCACCGCGTGCCACGACGTGAGCCTATCGCCGGTCACCCACAAGCGACTACCGGCCGTGACCCACGGGTTATCTAGGCCCTCCACCGAGACGTGCCGCACCTCGCGCGGCAGCCCCTCATAGATCGCCCGCGCGGCAGCCCAGGCGTCGATATCCGTCGTCACAGGCAGCGACTCATGCCGCACATGCAGCCCCCGGCCGTGGAGGTCGCCCGTCGCGCCCTGCGAGCCCGTCAGCACCTTGACCGCCGCATCCCCGACGTAGCCCGCCATGCCGGGGCGTGCCCACTCGATCCCTGAAACGGACGTGCCGTCGCGGTTGGAGACAACGACGACATTGGCGTATCGCTCGTCGTCCTCATCGACCGCCGCGCTCGTCAGCGTCCGGCCCGTCTCGATCACCCAATCCGGCGACCGGTCCCGCGCCGTGCCCAGCGGCGCCAGAGTCAGCGTGCCGCCCGGGGACGCGAAGAAACTCGCCCCCATCGCCGCCGCGAGCTCCTGCACAGCCTTGATCCGTGAGCCAGCCCCGGCCTCATACTCCCGCGGCGAAATATTGACCGCCCGCACCCGCGCGTCCACGTGCACATAGGCGCCCGGCACGGCCTCTCGGATCAAGCGCAGACACTCGATGAGCGCCGCCCCAGATACCCGCTCGGTCCGCACAAAATCCGCGCACACCACAGCCCACTCCGGAGAGCGGACCGTCACTGAGTATGACCCGCCGCCCAGCGATGACGAGCGGCGCACGATCGGCCCCGTCACCAGCGGCACCCAATACGTCCGCCCGTCCGAGCCCACCCGCGACGCCCGCAGCCGTGCCCGCGTGCCCAGCGCCACATGCGCTAAAGGCACCGACGACGGCACCACCAGCCGGGCCTCGTGCCGCCACGCCCGCGACTCATCCGCATCCCCCGACGCCGACACCAAAGGCACCGACACACGCTGCTCACCGCGCGGCGTCAGCCACAGATCAGCGCCCGCCACGCACACCTGACCCGGCGCCAGCATCCGCGCGACCGGCTCAGGCGTCGCCGCCACGATCCGCCCCTATCGCCGCCAGTAGAGCGTCCCCACCGGAGGGATAGCGCGCGGCGTACTCAGCCCACGACCGGGCCGCCCGCGACTGCTCGGCATACGAACCTGGCGGCACCAGCAGCGGAGCATCCAGCGTCGCCGGCGCGTCCACCTCCACCATGGGCACGGCGATGTGCCGGTGGTCCCAGTCTGTCGAGTCAAGGCGGTCCTCGCCGATCCGCTCGCCAGTCCACGCGAGCCAGGCCTCGTCGAGCCCGTGGGCCTGAGAGGACTGCAGCAGGATCGGGCCTGGTGTCTCGACAAGCGCACGCGCCAAATGCACCGCGGCATCCCCGTGCACGCACAGCGTCAGGGGATACGCCACGGACGCCACGCCCGCGTGAGTCAAGTGCGGACGACGAGCGCCGAAGACTCCGGCCTGCGACGTCCAGCCCTCCACGGCCCGCCCTGAGCCGTCCCTGATCAGCCGCACCCGCTGAGACAGCCAGGGCGCGACGGCGTGCTTGGCCCACGCCTCGCAGTCGCCCAGCGCCGGCAGCAAGATCGACACCGCTCGGCGCTCATCGACCGCGCCCGTCGCATCGAGCACCGCGTATGCGGTTCTCTTGCCGGGCACCGCGGCCAAGTCGAAAGCGTGGCCCGCGTAGACGCCCCCGGAGCGCAGCAGTCGCACCGGGTCACCCGAGCGCACCCGCTCCCACGGGGCGCCCTCCACTGAGCGCACCACCACGGCCAGACCATTGCCTCGATCGGCCGCCTCGACCCGGATCAACACGCCCGGCATCGACGCATGCGCGGTCAGCGTGAGCAGTCCATCCGCGCCCCGCTCGGTCATCGGCGCCCATACCCCGCACGGTAGGTATCCACAGATCGGCCCACGGCCTTGCCCTCGATCTCCACCTGGACCGGGCGATCTGCGACCGCTAGCAGCAGCGCCCGGTCCTCCGGGTGCAGGCGCACCATTCCCGGTCCGCCCATCGCGGCCGGCGCAGGGGTGCCGATCGTGCCGCCATTGGCGAAGGACTTATTGGCCCGGGCCATCTCGATCAGCCACGGTGGGATGCCGAGTCGCGCACCCGCGTCGGCCCACACTCGCAGGTTGCGGCGCTCCATGCCGGGCTTGCCGGAAATGTATGCCTCCCACCCCGTGACGGGCTCCTGCCACACGATGCCGCCCGTGCCCGAGAGGATCTGCGGGACGCGGGGGACGTATGCGCCGGTGCCGAGCGCAATGCCGCCGCTGTCGTAGTGGCGCACCCGCCCGCCCACGACCTCGCTAATGCCGCCGTCCTCGCGGACCTGGCCGCCGCGCGTACTCATGCCCTGCGCACCCGGGGTGCCGATCGACTTGTAGACCGTCCAGACCGTAGTCGTCGCGGACTTGCCGTCGAGGCGGGTCAGCGCGCCGGCCACCTGGGCGATGGCCCCGAGCGCGCGGCCAGCATTGGCTTCGATCTCGGCGACCGTCCGGTCGGGGATCGCCCGGAGTGCCTTTTCGACGTCGAATGCCTCGGTCTTGGCCTCTTGTGACCCAGGCGTCTCAAAGGTGGTCCGCGCCCACTCGGGGACGTCGTCGACCTTGGCCGTCATGTCCACGGCCTCGGCCTGCGCCGCGTCGGCGCCCGGGGTCTCAAAGGTGGTGCGCGCCCACGCCGGGGTGTCGCCCACGGTGCGATTGAAGGTGCCGGCCTTCTTGGTGGCCTCGTCGGCGCCGGTGGCCTCGTACATCGTCGAGACATTGGCAGGGATGAGGCCCAGCTCCGCGGCGAGACTCTCGGCCGCGTCGCGGCTCATGCCCATCGAGTCGGCGGCGTCGACGAAGGCCGAATTGCCTTGCCGCAGTATGTCGGCGATTTCGGCCTGGGACGCACCGGCCTCTGCGGACTTGCTGGCCCACTCGGCTGTGGCCGAGGCGATGGCGTCGAGCGCGGCCTGATTCTGGCGGCCGGCCTCGGTGCCGATCTTGAGGGTCCGGCCATTCTCCTTGACCGAGGCGGTGGCCGCGTCGATCGCGGCCTGGAAGTCGCGGGCCGATCCGCGCTGGCCGAGAAGTTGGGAGCCGAGGTCGGCCAGTGCGCCGACGAGGTCGTCGATCGCCTTCTGCGCGTCCTCGGCCGACATCGCGGCCTCGTCGACGCCACCGGCCAGCGTGGACATGCCCTGAGCCGACCCGGCTGCCTTGTCGCCCGCCAGCTTGCTCGCATTGCCCGCGGCGGCGATCGCGCCCTCGTACTGCGGGAGCTTGGACATGAGCTGATCGAGCGAAATGCCTTGTTCGGCAGCGGCTTTGGCGACGGCCATGAACTGATTCTTGGCCTCGCCCGGGTTCTGCGCGTAGATCGAGGCGAGTGTCTGGTCGACCATCTTGAGCGCGTCGGCGGCCTGGGAGGCAGTGGATTCCAAGCCGAGCGTTCCGAGGCTAATGCCATTGAAGACGCTTGCGATGCCCTTGCCGAAGCTGTCGTACCTCGAGGGGTCAAAGGCAACCCTGAGCGCCCGGTCCAGGGAGTTGACCGAGTCGTCCCGGAAGATGCCGATGCTCTCGGATGCCTGCCCGATCTTGCTGTCCCACACGTCGATCGCGTCGCCCGAGGCCAGCAGATCAGACGTGAGCCTGTCGACGCCGCCCCACTCGCTATCGTTCATAAGCAGCCCGCCGATGGTGCCCGCGACGACCGCGACGCCGAGCACTTTGCCGACCGCGGCACCGGCTCGGCTGACCCCGTGCAGCGCCTTCTCGGCGCGCGGGCCGCGGCTGCTGATCCACGTCAGCGCCTCGCTGGCCGTCTTGCCCGCCTCGTAGACCTTGCCGATGCCGGCGGCGGCGAGCAGTCCGGCCGACCCGACCCCGGCGACGGCGAGGCCCGTGTTGCGCAGCGGCTCCGGAATCGCGGCGACAAGGCCCGCGAGGTTCGATACGCCGTCGGCCACGGCCGACAGGGCGGGCGTCATGGACGTGCCGATGGTGATTGCCGCGTCCCGAATGTTGTTGCGGGCGATCTGCATCCGCGCGGCGGTGGTCTGCAGTCGCTTGTCGAACTCGGCCTGCATCGCGATGTTTCGCTGCCACTCGTCGCGGCCCTGGGACAGAGAGGTCGAGAGCAGGTCACCCGCGCCGGCCATCTTGAGCAGCGCGGCCGACACCCGGACGTCGGACTGCCCGAGGTCGTCGAGCACGGTGAAGACGTCGCCGCCGGACTCCTGAATCCGACCGAGGCCCTGGACGAAGGCGTCCATGGCGTCGGCGGGGGAGGTGGAGAAGGACCGGGCGAAGTCCTCGGCGCTCATGTCCGCGACGTCGGCGAATCGGGCCAGGTCGTCGCTGCCGGTCTTGACGGCTCTGGACATGTCCATGAGGACATTGCTGACCGCGGTGCCGCCAGCCTCAGCCTCGATGCCGACCGACGAGAGGGCGTTGGAGACCGCGAGCAGGTCGGCCTCGGACATGCCGACGACCTTCGCGGCACCCGAGATACGGGATGCCATGGCGACGATGTCGCGCTCAGTTGATGCGCCGTTATTGCCCAGTCGCACAAGGGTATTGGCGAAGCGGTCGATGCCGTCCGTGCCAAGGCGGTTCATTGTGCCCATCACATTGCTGATCTGGGCGATCGTGGTAGCGGCCTCGTCGGCGGTCAGATTGGTGGTCTCGCCGAGCTTGACCATCGTCTCGGTGAAGCCGACGACGTCCGCGCTCTTGACGCCGAGCTGACCGGCGGCCTCGGCCACGGCGGCGATCTCGTCATGCGTCGCGGGGAGGGTCTTGGCGAGCCCGCGGAGCTGGGCCTCCATCTGCTCGCCCGCGCCGTCGACGGACTTGGTCACGCCCGCCCACGAGGACTCCCAATCGACCGCGGCCTTGCCCATCAGGCCGATAGCGGCACCGACGGCTATCGCGCCACGGGCGGCGGTCTGGGCCGTCTCGTCGAAGGCAGCGCGGCCCTTTCGGGCGGCCTCGGCCTGCTCCCGCGCCACCTGCTTTGCAGCGGTCGACTGCTCCCGCTGCGCGCGGGTCGCCTGCCTGGCCGAGGACTCGACAACCCGGCCCACGTCGCTGGCCGCGTGGCCGGCGCGCTCCATGTCGGCGATGAAGCCGCGGACCTCCGCCTCAAGGACTGCCCGTGTGACGCGGTCGCCCATCGCCACCCCCCGGCTTTAGGTGAAGTGGCGGGCTTGCATGGCCTCGTGCTCACGGCGGGCGCGCTCGGGGTCATAGGCCAGCGGGTCGGTCACGTCGTCCTCGTCGTCGACGAGAGTGAAATAGACGATGTGCTCCGGCCCCAGTTCGGCCTGGTGCTTGGCGTAGAAGTCCGCTCGCGCCTTGGTGACTTGGCACGCCTCGACGTGTGGCTGCCACCGGCCCTCGGTGCCCTCGTCGGTGCACTCGCTCAGGAGGTGACCGCAGGAGCGGCAGCGGCTATCGAGGTCGATCTGGTAGGCCAGGTGCAGGTCGCGGCAGGTGTCGCCCCACTCGGCGATCGGCGCCCCCTGCAGGAGCCGGGAGACGGGTATGCCGTAGCGGTCGGCTACTTTGAGCGCGGCGCGGAGCGGCGCTGCCCGCGGTTGCCGGAGCGCCGCTGGGAGAAATCCCGCGTGAAGACGTCGGCATTCTGCGAGGCGCGAGAGTTGGCGAAGCCCATGGCGACGAAGAGCTTGTTGACCTCGGCCTGGGCTACCTTGACCATCTCGCCGAGCATGTCGCGGGTGACGTCAGCCGGCACGACGATCTGCTGCGCGAGCTGGTCGAGCAGGATCGCCTCGCGGTCGTCCTCGCTGACGTCGCCGGATGCCTGTCCGACGTCGGCGACGTCGTCCTCGGCGAGGTCGATGCCGCGCCTCTTGGCCGACTTGCGCCGAGCCTCGCGGACCCACTCGCCGGACCGAGACTCAATCTCCCACCAGCGGCCTGCGGCCTCGTACTCGGTGCGCAGGGCGTCGAATTGGTCGATGAGGTCGTCGAGGGACGCGCTCTTGGTGCCCTCGGGTATCGCGCTGATCTGCCCGCCGAGGTCACGCATGCGCGGGATCAGGTCGCCGCGCGGGTAGAGCAGGGCGGCCTCGCGATAGGGCCGGATGCCCTCGATGAAGGCCGCGGGGTCGAAGTCCTCGACCTTGACCTCGGGTGTGGTGTCGACGGTCTCGACTGTGGGCTGGTCATCGTAGAGGGCGCGGCCCTTGGTACTGCTCATGTCAGTGTCCTTCCGGTGCAAGGAGTTCCGGTGAAGGGGGTAATCAGGCCTGACCGCCGCGCTTCACCGGATGCGCGGCGGTCAGGGGTTTGGTGGGGCCGCCTCGGGGTCAGGCGCCGACGGTCCTGAAGGTCCAGAAGTCCTCGACGGACGTCGAGGCAGTGTAGCTGATGTAGCCCTCGGAGTCAGGATCCATCAGGTAGTCCGTGGTGAAGCGAGCGCCGATGCGGATCTCCTCGCCCGCCGCCCAATCGTCGATCGCGGGCTTGTCGGTCTTGCGCGCATACGCCCAGAGCTGGGTGCCGCGCTCCATGACGGCCTGGAAAAGCTCGTCGTCGGCCGGGTCGACGCCGCCGGCGTCGAGGTAGTAGCGCCACAGCGTGAAGGCCAGCTCGGCATTGGAGTCGGTGTAGGCCTGCTCATTGGACCCACACAGCGCCTTAGCGCTCATCGTGCCGGACGCGGTCGGGGTGAATCGGAAGTCGTCGGCGAGCACCTTGCGGCATGCCTCGATGCCCGCATTGAGCTCGGCAGCGGTGGGCGACTGCTCGTTCACGGGCTTGGTGGTCAGGATCGTCAGCTTGTATTTCTTGTCGGCGAGGACACGCTTGCCCATCGTCATGCCTCCTTGGCGGTACGCCGCTTGCGGCGGGTGGTGGTGGGGTCCGCCTCAGTGGCGGCCGACTCAGGCGCGGGCGCGTCATCGTCGGTTGCGGTCTCGCCGGTGCTTGCCGCAGATTGGGGGGCTTCCTGGCTGCGCAGGAGCGCGTCGCGGAAGCTGGGGAGCAGGGCGAAGCCCTTGCCGAGGGTCGGGTGCGTGAGCCAGCGCGTGGGGATGCGCTGAATCTCGCCGTTGGTATTACGCACAGGCACGGACTCGGGCAGGTCGAGCCCGTATGTCGGGTCGTGCTCGGCGACGCTGTCGGACGCGGGTTCACCGGTCGCGGGGTGCTCGTCGGTCATGGGGTGCCTCCTTCGGGGAGCCAGATAAGGCCGGTCCACAGGAGCGGCGCGTAGTAGCGGGCGGGCTGGACGTCCCGGCCGATTCGCAGCGGGCCGGGGTCGTAGGAGTCGACCTCGGCGAGGTGTCCGCAGCACAGGCCGGGACTGCTCGGCGTGAAGCCGGTCAGCGCCTCGCGGACCCGGTCGACGGCGCGCAAGGCGCGGGCCGTGTCGCCGCCGGCCGCGGTCACCTGGAAGGTCAAGGCGATCTGGTCGACGTCGCCGCCGAGGGACACGCCGTGCTGCCAGCCCGGGGAGGGGTAGAGCGCGGCATACGGGTGGGCGCGGCCGTCCTTGTCCATGACGGCCGATGGCTCGCCGAGGTGGGCGTGCGTGGCGCCGAGGATTGCGCCGAGTCGTGCGTGGATCGAGTCGTAGTACGGCTCAAGCGGGATGGGTGTGGTCATCCGAGCACCCCGCCCATGATCTGCTCCAGCGCGTCATGCCATTTCCCGGCGTGCCGGTCGAAGGCTGGCCCCAGGTAGGCGTGCGGCGCCATGCGGGATGTGCCGTACTCGACGTACGCGCCGTAGCTGGCGGTCGGGCCGACCTCGCCGCGGATGCTGCTGCCGGTGATCTCGGTCTCGCTGGTGATGCTCCCGCGGAGGCTGCCGGTGTCGACGGGCGCGAAAGCCTTGGCGTCGCGCTCGATGTCGCGGATTGACTTCTCGGTGGCACGGGCCGCGGCCAGGCGCCCCTTGGGCCCGGCCTCCCGCAGGTCGGCGGCGAGGCGGCTGAAGTCGGCGACGTCGACCCTCATGGAATCGCCGCGCCGGGGACGACCGCGTCGCTGGCGTTGTCGCTGCACAGGATGTCGCGATTGAAGCGCTCGGACCCGATCAGCGAAGCCACAACCCACAGCACGTCGCCGACCGCGGCGTCGTCATTGATTGCGGCGGTGATCTTGACCCGCGCGCCGCGCCGGAAGGTGGCGACCTCGGCGGGGAGCTGCACGAGATACGGCACACCGACGAGGACCTGGCCGGCGGACTCGACCGCTTGGCGGCCCGCCTCGTGGTCGATCCGGGCGGCGCCCGCGTAGTCGACGGACCACGCTTGGGTGGTCTCGTCGGTCTCGGGGTCGTACTGCGGCTCGCCGGCGGGGTAGCCGATCGAGACGCTGGCATTGAAGCTCGTCGAGATCACGGCGGCGTGGTGGTCGGACCACTTGCGGCTGATGATGCGGGTGTCGCCGAAGGGCACCGGGTCACATCCCGGTGACGAGGCGCGGCGTCAGCTCGGGTGTGCAGTCGTCCGCGCCGCCGAGGGTGTCGACGAGGTCGAAGCCGTCGAAGGTGTCGGCGAGGTCGGCCGCGGCCTGGGCTGTGGCGCGCAGCCGATTGGCGAGCGCCCGCAGCTCCGCTGAGACGGCCGGTCCGTCGGTGGACAGGCTCTGGGTGCGGATCTTCTTCGAGACCAGCACCTCGGAGACGGCGATCGCCTCGAGGGCCTGGGCGGCGGCGAGGTGGACGCTGCCGGCTGCGAGGTCGAGCAGGGTCTCGATCTGCTGGTCGGTGAGTAGGGGGTCGGTGTCGCCCGGGTCGGCGATCAGCAGGCGGACGGCGTCGATCTGCTCGAGCGTCGCGGCCATTGCCCTCACCCCCGATCCGTGAGAGACGCGCCACCGGCCCCCGGGCGGGGTCACGGGGGCCGGTGGGCGAGGTTGGGCGCAGGACGCGCTGCTACGCGGGGGTGAAGGGTGAGCGCACGGCGGCTCGGCTATGCCCGCCACGGCCCCCACAAGCGGCCTTCGGTCTCAGGTACTCCGGGGAGGAGTGAGCGCATGCGCGGGGTTGCCGTGCTCTTAAGACCGTTGACGCCCACCCCCACCCATCCGGCGCCGCCACCGAAGTAGCGGGTCGGGTGAGCGAGAGAAGGCGCCCCGGTCAGCCGCTGACGCGGCGGGAGGCGATAGCAGCCTTGACTGCGCCCTCCTGCTCCTTGGTCGCCTTCTTGGCGCCCTCGGGCAGCAGGTGCGCGTTGTCCTTGTCGAGCCACGACTTCGGCACGTAAGGATTGGCCGGGATCGGCGAGCCTGCCGCGTCGACGACGTAGACGTAGCCCTCCGGCAGGCCGGGGTCGGCGGCCTTGGTCGCGGCGGCGTCGGCCTGCTCGCGCAGGGCGGCGTTCTCCGCTTCCAGCTCGGCGATCCGGGCGGCGGCGTCGGTCGCGGCCTTGTCCGCGGCAGCCTTCGCAGCAGCTTCGGCCTTGGCCTGCTCGTCCTTGTCGGCGGGCGGGGTGGTGGTGGCCATGGTGGTCACTCCTTGTCTCAGACCGTGTAGGTCACGTCGGCGACGGTCGGCATGCCGACGGGCTCGGTAGCGCCGCCGGTGTTGTCGCTGGCGTAGGTCAGCGCCGGGTCGCCGGTGGCCGCGCCGCAGATGTGGCGGGCGCGGTACTCGATCGAGTCGTTGAGGAAGGAGCCCTCATCGGGACCGAGGTCGCCGCCGCCCAGGGACCTGCCCTGGTTGTTGGCGTAGCGGTAGTCCGGGGTCTCGTAGCCGGTCAGGTGCGCGAACCACGTCGGGGCCTTGGCGGCCGTGCCCGGCTTGGGCATGACCATCCACGACGCGCCGGGCTGCTTGGCATTGACGACGACCTCGAAGCGGCCCGCGATGGGGTTGTCCGTCTCGACCTTGGTGCCGTCGGTGCGCTCGATGACCACCCGGCCGGCGCCCATGACGGCGTTGGCCAGGCCCTCCAGCGCGGGCCCGACGACGAGCTGCAGCGTCCCGGTGGGGATCAGTCCGCCCGTGTAGGGGTCACGCTTGGTGGACAGGTAGCGCAGGACGCGCAGCAGCGACTCCCGGCCGAGCTTCATCTGGCCGAGGTTGGCGTTCCCGGCGTTGAAGAAGCTGGTCGCCGGGGCGCCCGTGGCGAGGTTGATGAGCAGCCCGAGGGACTTCTCGTCCTCGGTGTTGGCCGCCATCGCGGGGAAGGCGCGGACGACCTCCATGAGCTGATCGAGGTCATCATTGAGACGCGCCTCGAAGGACCAGCCGTAGCGGGCACCGGTCTTGCCGACCTGGATGAAATACTCGCTCAGCCCGCCGCCCTTGAGGAAGGGGTAGGGGGTCAGCTCGGGGATGTCGTAGAAGCTCTGCGCCCCGAGGTGCAGCTCGGCGATCGACTTGGGCTTGAAGTTCCGCACGGTGGTGCGCGTGAAGAACTTGGGCCACTGCTTCTCGAGCTCGGTGTAGCCGCGCTCGATCTGGCGGTCGATCAGGACGCCGGTGGCGAAGGCCACCAGGTCGTTACTCGACAGCGCCTCGTAGAAGGTGGCGCGGGCGGTCATCGAGCCGTCGGCGGCGTCGAGCATGCGCGCGACACCTTCGACGGTACGCATGATCTGGGCGTCCTTGGCCCAGCGCCGGCGTGCGGCGGCCGGGCTCAGCCCGTCGCTCTGGTCCCCGATCGACTCAGCGATGTCGAGGAAGGTCGTGGTCAGCATGTCAGTGGCCTCCTCAGCCGATCGTGATGTTGATGGTGCCGGCGCCCGCGGCCTTCGTCCCGCCGGTGGCAGCGCCACCCTTGATGACGTCAGCGGAGTAGCCGAGCAGGGTGTTGCCGGCGGCGGTGGTGGTGACCGTCGGGCCGTTGCCGACGACATAGAGGGCCGTCCCGACGACCGCGACGGCGTCCGCGCACGGCAGCGCCCACGTCCCGTCGAGCGCCACGGAGGCGTTCCCGACGGGGTTGGACGTGTTCGCCACGTTGGCGGCCACCGCGGCCTGCCGGTCGGTCAGCGCGACGCCCACGTAGGCGCCGGACTTGACCGCGTCGCCGCTCTTGGTGCCCGCGGGGACGGGCAGCGACTGGCTCTTGGTGAAGCCGTAGACGTTGTTCTTAGCCATGGCTCAGGCCCCCTTCCGGCCGTAGATGGAGTCGATGTCGTCCCACGTCGGGACGGTCTTGCCGCCCGCGTCCTCGGTCGCGCCGAAGCCGGTGACGCGGCCAGCGCCGCCCGCCTTGGCCTTGGCGTTGACCTCGGCCTCAACCGCTCCGCGGAAGGCGTCGGCGTCGAGGTCGCCCTCGCCGGTCGTGGGCAGGGCGGCGAGGATGCCGCGCTGCTCGAGCGCCGAGAAGGTGACGGGGGTGGTCGAGGCGGCGATCGCCTCGGCGAGGATGCCGCGAGCGGCGTCGGTGTTGCGGTGCCCGCGCAGGGCAGCCTCGGCGGCGTCTGCGCGGCGGATGGCCTGGTCACGCTCGTCGGTGAGCGTGGGCACCCGGCCAGCCTCCTGGGTGAGTCGGCCGTGGTCGGCCTCGTCCACCTGGATCAGTCCCATGGTTGTCTCCTGGGTCTCGGGGTTGGGGTCTCCGGCCGGTGCCGGGGTCTGTGGGGCAGCGGCCTCGGCGGCGCGCTGCGGGTCGGCGCCTGCGGCGGCGCCCTCGGTCGTGGCGGCGACGGGCACATAGACGGTCTTGGCGCGGACCTCGATCGGGTCGCCCGTCAGCGTGATCGAGCCGGACTCGTCGGCCTCGTAGTCGACCTGGTAGGTGCCGGAGCCGGTCGGGTTCTCGTACCAGAACCACACGCGGCCGGCCTCGGGGTCGAAGTCGCGGATGCCGACATAGGACTTTTCGCCGCCGTATGCCGCATTGAGGGCGTCGGCCAGTGCCTCGCGCTGGTCGGAGACCGCGGCCTCGGTCGCGTCGGCCTCGGAATCCGTTGGGGTGCGCAGCGATTCGAGGACGGACAGAATGCGACCGCCGCGGCCCGCGTGCGTGACCACGTCGACCGAGTTGAGCCGGTCGGGGATCAGGCGGGTGACGATCTGGCCCTTGCGGCCCTCGGCCTCGCCGATGCGGCTCTCGGCGACGGCGCGGATACTCATGCCGACCGCCTCGGTGAAGTCGGGGTCAGTCAGGAGCGGGCGGTAGGGCTTGAAGACCTGCATTTCGGCGACGACACGCCCCTGCTCGTCGCGGCGTGCGTCCTCGGCCAGCTTGGCGACGAGATCCTTCACGGTACGGGCCGGGCGGGCGTAGGTCTCGGACTCGGTCGGGTGGTCGAGATAGACGTGCGTGCCTTTGGCCCAGACCTTCTCGGCGACGGCGTTCTCGAGCACCTTCGGCGAGTAGTGACCACTGGACCCCCATCCGGGGCTGATGATCTCGATCAGCAGGCGACCAGACTTGGCGGCCTCAGCGTCGACGGCGGGCAGGACGGCGGTCTCGTGGATGCGCTGCGGCATGCAGGCGAACCTCCTTCGTGGGATGCTCGGCGGGTGCCGGATGAGGTGTGCCCGGAGCACGTGTGGCGACTCGCGGGCGTGACTCTGGCCGACGACGTGCTCGCGGATTACGAGTGCCAGCGGTGCGGCGCGGTCTCGGTCGCCGGCGGGGACGATCTGCGGGGGATCAGCCCCGGCGTGCAGCTAGGGCGCGAAGATCGGCGACCGGAGTAGGGACCATCGAGTCCCGCCAGCCGTCGGTGCTGCGGCGGGTCGCGAGGTCGGACCAGCGGATCGCGCCGGAGTCGAGCAGGTCTAGGCGGTCCTTGCCGAGCACGGCGAGCTGGTCGGCGTGCGGCATGGCGCGGAATGACGCGAGCGCATCGGGCACGACGCCCGGTGGCTCGTCGATATTGAAGCCCAACTCTCGCCAGGACTTGGATAGCGGGACGCGGGCGCAGCGGCCTTGCTGGTGGTCGATCGGTCCGGGCTCGTCGAGGTCGTGCTCGGTGCCATGCATGGACCAGCAGCTCGGGCACGTCCTCGCGGTCAGCCTGGCGACCCACTGCCAACCGGTGAGGATGTCCCGGTTGGCCTTGTCCTGGGCGGCCGTTGCGGCGCGGTGCGCGTCGAGCATCTCGGTCCGGGCGATGTTGACTGCGCGGGCTCGTCCGCCGTCGAAGTCCTGGCCGACCCGGCTGAGCATGAGTGCGGCGGCGGCGTTGGGGTTCATCCCGAGCGCCACACCCCGGATCAGGCTCGACTTCATCGCGGCTGTCACCTCACGCGACAGCGGCCACGTCAGGGCGGTGACCTGCTGTGTGGTGCGTTTGACGATCGCGTCGAGCGCCTTGGGGTCGAGACGGTCGAAGGCATACCCGGCCAGCGCGTGACCGGGCGGTATGTTCGGCGGCAGCGTCGAGGCGAGCAGGTCGGCCTGCAGCCGCTTGGCCGCCTTGGTCAGGTCGGGCAGCGTCGCCGTGATCCGGGCGCCCTGCTCGCGCGCCAGGGCGATGATGGCGTCCTGAGTGGCGACCATCGCTTTGGTGGCTCGCAGCGCCTCGGACACCTCGCGCCGGGTCGGCTTGCGACCCTGCTGCTGGATCAGGACCAGCCGGTCGACCGCGGCCGACCACGCGGGGCGAAGCTCGGCCCACGCGCGCGCCCACGCCTCGACGATCAGGCGGTCCTCGGCGTTGATGCGCCGGTCGAGGTCGAGGCGGATCGCGTCGAGGATCGCCAGGGTGCGGTGCGTGACGGCCATTAGGCCGCTATGTCGTCGGCCTGCGGGTCGGGCTGCCCTTGTGCCGGCTGGCCGGCGTCGTATGCCGCGGATTGCCGCTCCCGCGGCCACAGGAAGGCGCCCTGCTCGTCGGTGAGCTCGTCCATGACTGCGTCGACGTCCTCGATGCCCGGCAGCGCCAGCAGCAGCGCGTAGGCGATGGCCCGTGGCGGGAGCAGCTCGGTGCCGTCTGCGGCGACGATCGCCTCGATTAGCTCCTTGAGCGGGGTGGTCGACAGGTCGGGGAAGTCGATGTCGATGCCGCGGTCCTGGTCGCCCGCCAGCGCGTAGGACAGGTGCCCGGTGACGGGATCGATGCGCGCCCCGCCCTGCAGCCGGCCGACGCGGATCGCCTGGTCGATGACGTGGTCGAGGACGCGGCGAATCAGGTCGGCGTGCAGGTCCTGCCGCATGCCCATCTCGAGGCGCTGCGGCTCGTCCAGGGTCTCGGCGACGGCGCGGGCGCCGGTGACGCCCGGGTCGGCCAGGAGTGCGGTGACGGGCAGGCCGAGCGCCGCGGCGACCATCCCGGCCAAGGGCTTGCCGGAGTCGGCGTCAAGTCGGATGCTCGACGGGCCGAGCGCGGCAAGCTTGGTGCCGTCCGGCATGATCGCGGTCTGCCCGGCGCCCGATCCGGGCGCGGTCGGCGAGCCATCGGGGCCCACGCCGAAGCGTTCTCGCGCGGCGGTGGCGGTCCGTGCGGACTTGGTCGTCATCGTGAAGGCGAGACGGGCCACGGCGCGGATGTATTTGGCCAGGTCGCTCAGGACGTCGCGGTAGCCCTGCGCCCACGGCAGCGCGGCATACGCATCGGGCACGCCCCAGCGGCCGATCGCATTGACGGCGACGTGGATGACCGGCTTGTCCCACTCGACCGGCATGCCGTCCAGGGTCTTGGCGCGGACCGAGGGGGTAAAGCCGAGCGCCGGGTAGAGGACGCGGCGGGACTCCCGGCGGGTGCGGGTGGTCGAGGGCAGCGTGCCGGGCTCGATGACGCGGGCGGTGTATTCGCGTTTGTAGAGCCAGACCTCGGCGGCGTCCTCGGGGTTGGTGATGACGTCGACGATCTCGCCGAGCGGGAGGTGCCGGACCTGCACGCGGCCAGTGACGGGGTCGGTGATCAGGGACAGGACGAGGTTGCCGTCCGTGCCGAAGGTCCGCTCTCGCTCGGCGTGCGCGGTGCTCGCCGAGAAGGTTGCCCGGTTGCTCGGGTCGTCGAGGAAGCCCTGCACGACGGCATTGACATCCTGCGCGCCGTTGGTGTCGCCCTTGCTGGCGCGGATCGTGACACCACGGCCCCACACGAAGCATTGGCGCTGGACCAGGCCGCGCTTGATCAGCGGGTCGGCGACGGCCATGACGCGGGCCAGGGCGACCTTCTCGAGCAGCCGCTCGCGGTCGATCGCTTCCTCGGCGTCTCCGCCGAGTCGGGACCAGCCCTGGTCGTCGCGGCGCAGGATGTCCGCGACACCGGAGGCTGCGCGGGCGTAGTCGCCCACGGCCTCGATCAGTGCCTCGTGCTCGTGGACGAGGGTGGCCAGGGTGCCACGGTCGACCTCGACGAGGTCGGTGGTCGTGGTGGCGGGCTCGGGCGTGGGCGCGGTCATCGGTTCACCTCGCCTCAATAGTCGAGGTCGGCGACCCAATCGAGCTCGACCCCGTCGCCGAGCACGTCCTCGGGGTAGAGCGTCTGCCCGGCGAGCATCGGCACCAGCAGGAGGCGGTGGACGGCTTGGCTCATCCCGTCAACGGTGTCGTCGTGGCTCGCGCCCGGGAAGTCCCGCGCCTCTTCGGTCAGGTCGGTCACCCACGCCGTGCCCTCGACTGCCACCGGATCGGGCAGGACGACGTCGTGGGCTTCGATCAGCGGGGTGATCGCCACGGCGCGGGCGTACTTGCTGCCCTCGGGCTCGACGGGAATGAGCCCGCCGACCTTGGCGCGAAGGGCGTTCATCACGGCCGGACCATTGGCCTTGTCCTCGACCAGCTTGGCGATCGCCTGTGGCCAGCGGGCCGTCATGTCGAGCATGGCCTGACAGCTCTCGGTGAAGCCCATGCGCCGTCGGATCTGGTCGAGCAGGAAGGCTTGCGTGCCCCGGCGCATCCACACCTGGCCCACGACGTAGTCGCTGCTCTCGGTGTCCTTGAAGGCGAGGTCCCACGACTGGATGATCTCGACGTCCGGGTCGCGCATGGCGTCCGGCACGATGCGGGCGCCGTCGTCGCGGACCAGCCACAGCGGGCGGTCATAGCGGGCCCAGCCGTCGGCCGGGAAGAGATTGCCCGTGTCGGGCGTCGGGCGGCCCTGATAGAGGCTCGCCCACGTGCGGGTGCCGGCGGTGCGCTTGCGAAGCTCCCACTGTGCGCGGGTGCGGCCTCGGGTGCTCACCATGAACTCGCCCGGTGCGCGACCGAGGGGGTCGACCTCGCCCTTGCTCGGGTCGTGGTCAGCCTGCGCCGGGATGTTGAGCACGGTCCAGCCGCCTTGAGCGATCAGTCGCCCGGCGAGGTCGTCGTGGTGCCAGCGGGTCAAGATGAGCACTACGGGCGCGCCGGGGGCGAGTCGGGCGCTGGCCTCGTCGGTCCACCAGTCCCATACGCGGTCGCGGTATATCTCGCTGTCGGCTTCGGCGCGGGACTTGATCGGGTCGTCGATGACCATGAGGTCACAAGCTCGGCCGGTCACGCCGGCCCCGATGCCCACGGAGTAGACCCCGCCGTCGTGGCCCTCGATCTGCCACTCTCCGGCCGCACCGTTGTCGGCTGCGACCCGCAGGCCGAGGCCGGGGTTGGCCGCGATGCGATTGCGGATCGAGCGCCCGTTGCGGTTGGCGAGCCCCTGGCCGTAGCTGGCGGCGATGATCCGGGCGTCCGGGTCACGGGTCAGCCACCAGACGGGGAAGTCACCGGCGACGCGGACCGACTTGCCCTCCTGGGGCGCCATCGTGATGATGAGTCGCCCATCCGGGGTGTCCGCGAGATTGACGAGAGCTTGGTCGATCAGGTCGAGCGCTGGGGTCTGGACCGTCTTGGGGTTGAGCGCTCGGGCCAAGTCGCCCGGCGTCTCGAAGGCGGAAGTGCGCGGCTCCCAATCGGCCAGCATGTGCACCAAGGGGTCAAGGGCCAGGGTCACGAGTCGTCACCTCGCGTCGCGGCGCGCCAAAGAAGACAGGGCTCTGCCACACCTGCCATGATGATTGAGCACAAAATCGCGGTTGTCAAGCGGTCCCGACACGCCTTAGCGGCGAGAGCGAGGCCTCGGCGGATCGAAGCGGCCCGCCCACGCGCGGACCTCCGCTTGCGCCTTGCGTCCAATCTCGACGGCCGGATGCGCGACGGGATTGCCCTTCGCGTCCGCGATCACCGTCCCCTCGGCACTCACGCGCTCGGCGGTCTCACGCACGATAGCGACCTGGCCGCAGTAGGCGTCCAAGTCGGGGCCGGCCACCCGCGCGAAGTCCGCGCCCGCGGCATCCCACCGCGCCTTGACCTCGGCCAGTCCCAGAATGACGGGCCGCTCAGTTGAGGCCCTATCCTCCGGAGGCACTACTCCTCGCTAACGTGGGCGCGACTAGACCACTGCTTGAGTAGCTGCTGCACGACTGCCGTCGATTCGGGCTCCGGCCCGGAGAGGATAGAGCGCCGCTGCACGTCCAAGGCGAACTCTTCGAGCTCAGCGAAGCTGACCCGGCCGAGGCGGTCGGCAATCGTCCGCGGAGAGAGCCCCAGGCTCACGCCGCTCCGTGCCGACCATGCTTGCAGCCACTCAACCTTTCCGGCCCGCGTGGGGTTCGGCAGGTCGAGTCGAAGCTGCATGCGCCGCCAAACCGCGCGATCGAGAAGCTCGGCATGATTGGTGGCGGCAATGACGATGACGTGGCTCGGAAGCCGATCCACTTGCAGCAGCAATGAACTCACGACCCGCTTGATCTCGCCCGTCTCGTGAGTGTCGCCACGTTCTTTGGCGACAACGTCGAACTCATCGAAAAAGAGCACGCACGGCCTGACCCTCACCGCGTCGAACAACGCCTCCATACGGGACGCGGTCTCACCGAGGAAACTGCCGATCAGACCTTCGTAGCGAACGCTCAACAACGGAACGGCCAACTCGGTCGCCACCGCCTCAGCCAGTGAGGTCTTACCGCCGCCGGGCGGCCCGACGAACAAGAGGCGATGACGAGGCTCGACACCGTGACTGCGCAGGAGATCACGGCGGTGATGCTCCTCGATGAGCTGACTGACTGCTTGGCGGGCCTCGACGGGAAGAACCAACTCCGACAGTCGCCGCTCGGGTTCCTGCTCGTAGAACAGTCCGCGAGCAGCGTCATTTCGCGCGAGTGAGGTGACATTGGCGGTCGGGGTGGATCGCCGTGTGCGCAACGCGTCAGTCAGTTGCGAAGCAAGCACATTGTGCTTCTTGTTCTCTTCCTCCGCGATGAGAGCCTCGGCCGCGCGCCGGAAGGCGAGGTCATCGCCTCCAGCGCCGGACTGAACGAGAGCCAAGAGCAGGTCTCCGCGTGCCATGCTTCACTCTCCTCTGCGTTCGTTCAGTCGACATCCCTCGTCTATCGTACCGAGTAGCCATAGGTGACCGTCCGTGTGCCGCGCCGTCGGAGAGCATCTGTCGACCTGGGCGGTCGTTGTTGCGAGCGCGGTGATCTTCTGGCTGGGACATGCGTCGCTCATCCCCGAGCGCTTAACCCCGACCAGCTGGCTTCCCCGTCTGGCAATCCTCGCGCTCGGTTTTGCCTTCACTCTCCTCCGTGTGTGGTTCAAGTCGCGGCATCTGAACCTCGCGCTACACCTGTCGTTCTACCTCGTGTTCGCGTGAGCCGGCCGGCGACCTTGCGGACGCAGCCTGCCACCTTTCTGGATCACGGCGCTGCGAACTGTCTTGTCATCAACCCCAAGTCTCTCGGCCGCCTCGACCGCGTCCATGAGCGAGAATTGCCCGAAAGTCAGGCAGTAGGTCTCCATTCCGCGCCCAAAATCTGCGAGCGCGTCACGGGCATTGGTGATCTTGGAGACCGCGATCTTGCGCGGCCGGACCGCGCGCGTGATCGAGCGGGCAGTGCGGGTATTGTCAGGCATATCGACTCCTTCGTAGTCGGTCATGCCCCGGGGGTGTTCCAGCACTCGCCGGGGTCAATCTCATTCTACCGCAATAAGATTCGGCGCGCACTGCCCCTCGGGGATCATTTCTAATCGGCCGAGCGTCGCCGCCCACCAGCCCGACGCCGGTAATGCCGGGCATCACGCTCGCGCCGAATGACCGCGACGTCCGGCACGACGATCCTCCCGGACAGGACGGCATACGGCACGTGCCCGCGCTGCACCCACTCGCGGACCAGCTTGGGTGTCACGCCCGCGCGCTGAGCTGCCTCGGCAATCGTCACCAGCTCGGCGCCGGCGACGGCGGACCAGTCGGCAGGGGATAGGCGGCGGCGGGTCAATCGTTGACTCATGCGGTCCTCCGGGTGGCGATGGTCGTCGGGGCGACGGTGGTGGATTGGTCGATCGAGTCGTCGATCGTGCGGTGGTAGGCGTCCCAGTCGTAGACCGCCCGGCAGGCGGCGCACTTGACGAAATCCGAGGCGTTGGAGTGCCGCATCGAGCCGCGCGCGTCGCAGGCAGGGCAGACCCCCGGCAGGCGCGTCCACAGGTGCGCGCCGACGATCGAGCGGAGCCGTCGCTGCCAGGACAGGATCGCTTGGCCGTCGGTCTCGGCGTCGGGGCCGGACAGCAGCGGCGTCAGCCACTCACGGGCGTACGCCAGCTGCTTGCCGCCGGTAGGGCGCGAGTGGCCCAGCCGCTCAGCCAGCCGGCCGACGAGATCGGTAAGCCAGCGCTCGAAGGCGTCCTGCTCGTCGAACGCCGGGGACGGTGACGGTGGGGAGCCCGTGCCGTGCCGCTCGGATGGGGCGGCAACCGACAGCGCCCCGGAGTCGGGTACCTCGTCGATCCAGCGCTCGATGTCGACCAGCGCCTCGGCAATCAGGTCCGCGCAGCCCTCGTGGGTCTGCGTGGTCGTGACGGTCGTGCGGTCGACGTGGCGCGCCCAGGTGCTCTCACACCAGACCGGGCGGCCGGGGTGGAAGGGCGCGTCGTGGTCCTCACCGGTCGCGGCCCAGTGCTCCTCAGCGCGACGCCAGACGGCATTGCACTGCCCAGGGCACGCGGCGTCAGCGTCCGGTAACGCTTCTGACGCCACTGACGGGCCAGCAGGGCCGGACCCTACCCCGGGTGCCCGTGAACCCTGCAAGGCCGTCAACGGCCCCGTGCGGGACGCTGACGGGGTCTTTGGGGATTTGTCCCGGGCGACATAGCGCTTACTCACTCGATCACCGCCGGGTCGGCCATCTCGGCAAGCCACGACTGCGGCGGTAGCTCGGTGATCGCCACGAGTCGGGGCGGGGTGCGGCGGATACACATCCCGCCGTCGTCATCGCGCACCAGCTCGGCCACGCCGTTGGCATCGCGGACAAACTCGACCACACGGGCGATCCAGCCGGGGCCGTCCGGGTATCGGCCGATGATGCGCAGCCCGCCGTCCCTGGGGATCAGCCGGGCATCAAGACCCTGTCGGGCGCACCAGTCGACGATCGACTGCGGGTCGGGCTCACGGCGGGCGCTCATCGGGCGCTCCCCTCGCTCGGGGCGGACATCAGCCGGCGGATCTCCTCAGGCACCACCACCGCAGCCGAGGCGGACCAGCCATCCCGCATCGCCGAGACCACCTCCGCGCCAGTGACCCCATGCTCGGCCAGCAGCCCAAGCACCGCGTCGAGCATCCGGGACAGCACCGCACGCTGCAAAGCCGACATGAGCGAGCCCTGCTGCTCCGCCAGCCGCACCTGCCGCTCGGCCACCCCGGCCTTCATCGCCTCGGCGCAATAGCGCACCAGCTTGGACTGCGCCTCATCGAGCAGCGAGTAGGCGATGTGCGGCTTGGCCTCCTCGGTCGTGCCGGTCGGCCCGTCATTGACCTTCGTCGCACCCCACGTCAGCGAGTCGTCGTCAATCGCCTCGACCACCGAGCGCCAATACGCCACCATGCCCGCCTGATAGGCGATCACGTCGAGCATGTGCGCAATCGGGTCACCCTCGACCCGCAGGCCGAGGCGGGCGGTAGCGGCGCTGGCCTTGGCCTGCTCGACGCGCCGGGCGGCGGCGGCCTTCACCTGGGGCGCGGACCCGCCGTGCTTGGAGCACACGGTGGCACCGGCCAGGGCGGGGCGCTTGCACCGTTCGCCGGAGCGGCGGGAGGTCGCGATGCACTGAGCCATCAGAGTGTCCCCTTGTCCGAGGGGTCTGGGGTGGTCGGTGGGGTTCGAGCGGTCTCAGTGCCGTTCTCAGGTGCGCGGAGGTCGGTCACGATGAGGATACCCGGCCCTGCGAGGCCGTCAGCGGCGCGAGACGGGGCGTTCTCGACCCCTTCCTGGCCCTCGATGCGTCGCAGTTCCGCGACGGCTTCCTCGGCCAGCATGCGGTACATGCGCACGGCGGCCCGCATGAGCCGGCAGCAGCAGGTCCGGTGCTGCTCCTCGACGCGCGCGCTCACCACGCCCGCCCCTCGCCCGAGATGACCACGGGCGGCGCTAGAAACGGTGGCTCAGCGAACGCCGGCGGACCCCACCCGCTCGCACCCTGCGACTGCTGGCCCCACCCGCCGCCGGGGTTGGATTGCGCATCGAAGCCCTGGCCCGGACCTTGGCGCGGGGCATGCAGCGCCACCGAGTCGGCCCGTAGCGTCGTGACGGTGCGCGGCGTCCCGTCCTTGGCGTCGTACTTCGAGAAGTTGACCACCGCCTGTCCGCTCGGGGTGAAGCGCAGGGCTCCGAGCCCGTCGCGTCCGAGATTGCCGGTGATCGTGAAGTGATTGCTCATGCTGTGCGGTCCTTTCGGGTGAGGGCGTGCCAGAGGTCGACCCGGTGCTGCTCGGCCTTGGGGTCGATGGGGAGGGTGGCGAGGATGCGGGAGGCGTCGAGGGCTGTCCGTGCGGCTTCGAGTGCGCCTAGCTCGCGTCGGCCGGCAGCGCTGGCCCGACGTGTGGCGAGCCGGGCTTCGAGGCGCTGGACCTCGCGGCGCAGGGCGGCGGCGTGGCGCTCGCGGGCGTGCCAGGACATGCGCGCCCACCGTTCGGGGGTCATGCGCTTGCCTGCCTCAGCCGCTCTTCCGCCCTGAAGGCGCGCTCATTGGCGTCTCGCGCCTCCCGGATCGCCCGCTCGACGATGAGGCCGCGGCGCGCATTCGTCTTGGCGGTTGCGCGGAGCAGTGCGGCCCGGAAAGTCGCGGGATGCGCCTCGGGAGTGAGTCTTGGGGCAGGCCGCACGACCTTGGTGCGACCCCCTGGCACGGCCTCCATTAGCCCCCACCCTGCGGGCAGCTCCCCGTCACGGACGATGCTTCGATCGTGAACCACTAGCCACCAGCGGTCACAATAGCGACGGAAGGCGTCGGCCTTGTCGGGCTCGGCGACCTCGCGCAGCCAGTCCGAGCGCGAGACCTTGACCTCGTGCCCGTGGAGGGCGAGACCGCCACTCAGCCAGAGGTCTTGGGCCATGAAGTCGCAGACTCTCCGTGCGTCGAAGCTGGCTGACGAGCGGACGTGCTCGGCGACGGCGTATCGAATGGAGTCGCCCTGAGATGTCACGGCGTAGCGCTCGTGAAGCAGGTCGAAGATCATGCGCTCGGTGACGCGGCTGGGGGTGACCGCGGGCAGGGGGGCTTCTGGAAGTGGCGCCTCAAGCCCCGGGAGCGTGGCTCCGCGTGCTTCCCGAGCGGCTTGGGCTGCGGCGTGTGGTTCCCAGTGGTCGGGGGTCATCGCTGGGCCTCCCGGAATGCCTTGCTGGGCCGTCCGCTCGGGGTCAGCCCGGAAGCATTGCCGCGCCGGCCGTGCGCGGTGTGGGCCGTCACGAAGGCCGCGAGCATCCCGCCCACGAACTCGGCGCCGAAGATGCTCGCAGTGGGCACGGACATCCCCGTGTGGCACACCTGGCAGTCGGCCTTGGTCGCGTGAATGGTCACGCTGACGGTGATGTGCTCGGGGACGCTCACGACGCCCTCCTGTCGCGGATCTCTTGCTCGGCCCGGTCGCCAGCCCCGCGTGCTTCCCGAGCTGCCTTGAGTGCGGCGGCGATGGTCTCGCGCCGGGGCGGGTTGGCCTCGAAGGCGGCTCGGCAGGCGGGGCATGGCACGGTCTCGTCGGGGTGGTCGTGGCAGCGCATGTTGTAGCTCCGGGCGGGCTCGACGCGCTCGCCTCCGACGACGGGCCAGTGCGCGCCGGGCAGCGGGATCATTCCGGGCGTGCGGTGCTCGGGGTTCGCGGCGGAGGCGAAGGCGGCGGCGGCGATGTGGCACGGCTCGCCCCCGCATCGGGCCAGCGCGTCCTTGATGCCGGGGACGTCCCAGTCGGGGCCGTCGACGGTGCGGCGGAAGCGGTGCACGAGGACGGCGAGTTCTTGCCGGATTTCGTGGGGGATGGGGTGTGTGTGTGTCACCGGAGGACCTCGATGATGTGGAAGAAGTTTTGGCCGTGGACCACGTGGCCGCAGGGGCACATGCGGTGTCCGTGGGCGTAGATGGCTCGGCAGGGTCGGCAGTGTGGGAACACTTTGCCTTCGAGTCCGGGTACGGCGTGTCCGGCGTGTTCGGTGGCGCGGACGTAGAAGTCTGCGGGGTTGGGGTGGGGTCGGCACCATAGCGCGATGCAGGTGGGGTTGGGGGTGAAGTCGAGGTGGTTGAGAGCGCGTAGCGCGTCATCCATTTCGTTGCTCGTGCCGGCCGGGTTGGGGCTGGTCGATGCGGCGCTCGCGCGTCGCGCGTCACTTACTGGACGACATGATGAAAAGCCAGCCATAGAAGTAGTTAATTGCTGTAGCTGTAGCTGTAGCTGTAGCTGCGATAGTTTGCGATCGCTTAGCGATTCCCTAGCGATTCCCGATCCCATCGCAAGTTCATCGCACTT